AAAACTTTGCATATTATACCATTCTACACGCTTAACGCTCTCACCCTCTCGGCCTATCTTTAGCCAGTCCTCATTAGTGAAACTTCGCCCGCCATCTATGGAACTAGATACCATGATCTCAGGATCTGGAGTCGAGGTGTTACCAACTCCCGTTTCCATAATTACCTCAGCTCTGGACATTATTAAACGCTTTCCAGGTGCCCCTAATTGAAGTCCATTAACTGGTGCTAGGTCTCTTTGTCTTATGATCGTAGACCCATTGGATGTGTATGTGTCGAAATCCCATTCATAAACATCGCCCGAGTCATAATCGCAAATTAAATGCTTTCCAAAGGCGTAAACGTACCCGTTCATCAGGTGTCTAGGAAAGGTTAGATCTGTTCCTGTGCTTAGCCTGATCCATTCCCCTATTTGTTCGCTATACGCCAATGTTTTGTTAGCAGTTGGAAGTTGCACAATATAAAAGTGTTGGCCGTCGAGCTGGATTACATACCCCTGTGCATCACTTGTAACAGACTCTCGTAACTCTTTGGCTATAGCACTAGGTGTCACACTTTCTGGCTGATACGCTGAAACCCTGTAGACAACATCGTCATCGCCCAGAAAATAAAGATATTCATCAGAGTTAGCCATTGTGAATGGGCTTGCGACACCTATCTCAGTGGTACTTTGTTGAATCCTGTCGAACGGGGGTGATCCCTCTCCCGAGTTGTACCAAATCTCCAATGACCTAGACCCGCCGATATATACCCTTTCATTAAAGGCATATATTTGAACTATGTCATCTGGATAACTCTCAGCAGTGGCATAACTTAACCCATCAATTGTTGTTGGATCGCCAGCGTTAGCTACTCCGAATCGCTGGCTTGTACCCTGGTAGATAAACTGGTTATTGATATAACAAAGGGTCTGGGCGTTTTCTAAGTCAGAATCTGTTATCTCTGCCAATGACGTTGAGTAAAAATAAGTCCTTAATCCGTTTCTTATTACCAGATTAGTTCCATCGGTATCTAGTGAGCACCGACCAGTCCCTGGGATGGTTCCTATTGTCGTCCTATTCCCGTCCGAGTCGATCTCTATGAGGCTTGTGTCTAGAATTAAATACACTTTGTTATTGTGTAGAGACATGCCCCTAGTGGCCCCAGAAGCCCCAGAAGAGAAAACCTTTTCACCTGGCCACGGTAGTAACCCAGTTGGTGTTCTACCAGCGCCCTGAAGATCAATATATAAATTCACAGTAGACTGACTAGACCAAAATCTTGATCTTGATTTACTCTCAGCGCCAACAAAATTAACCGGGATTGTTTTCAAGGTGCAGCCCTCTCGGGTCTCATAACTGGTGCAGGGCCATACCTGCCTCTAAGATCTTCTGCATTGGCTTCATCTACCAGAAAGTTAAACTGTTGCAAGTGCTTTGCCGCTTCTTCATTGTTCTGTGTGTAATTGAAGTGAAGCTCCGCAAGGCAAGATTGTAGATAAATCTGGGGAAAGTTTGTTAATACATTGTTAGTAGTGTTTGAGTCACTTAATGGCTCTATCTTTTCCCAGTAGGACATCTCTAGCGAGTACGTATCCGCTGGCGTCCTGTCGAACTCTATTTGAGACGTTACGGTATAGTATCTTGGTATCCCCGCCTGTCCGTAAATATGCATCGACTCTGGTGATAGATAACTCAACTCATAGTAAAAACTATCTTTTATTAAGTTAAAACGCCTCATCTCCAAAAACCGATTAGGCAAAGCCAAGAAACGGTCTGAAGTTGAGGCGCTAGCGGTGGCCCGTTCATTATTTGCAGTTATTCTCAAGCGATTATCAATGCGATTCTCCGCAAGCTTGACTATATCGTCTATAACATCAGACAAGTCATTCCTGTGTGAAAACCGTATTACTGCCGCTTTCAGATTCGCAAAGCTGTCTAGTGCCACCCCTGACTCCTTTTTTCTTGGGCTTTGGGCCTGGTTTCTTTTTAATCTTAACCATCCACTTATCAGAGAAGTGCTCGGGCTTTACCTCGAACACCTCCCCGTCATATACACGGCGATTATAAATAAAACCGAACCCGCCGCCCTCGAACTTAGCCTTAACCTTTATCACGTGATGTCATACCCGTTAGCGTATTCGATCAAGTTACTATCAATCATAGACATTGGCATTAATGCCGCTGTTACTGTGACTGATGGTGAGGTTCCAGCTAAGGTGTATTCCACACCAAAATATTGCTCATCCTCAGCCGCCTGAGTAGCTGGAATTGGGATGTAGAAACGAAATCCCGCAACCAACAAATCAGCATCCTGAGCTGGTGCAGCAGGTGTGCCAGATTCGAAAACCCGACGACCCATTAACTCCTCACCAGCAGTTAGGGCAGCATTTGACGCATACTTAACGTCAAAAGTGTAATCCTCATCACCAGTGGTCTGATCAGCTGCAACATCGACAGTGAAAAGAACACATAGAGGCTCACCGTTACCGATTGATCTGGCCTGACTAAGATCGATAACGTTAGAACTGATTGCCGTTGCAGTTAAAGCTTGAGCATCAGAGAATAGGTTTTGTGCGTCAAGAATCATTATGCACCCCCTTATGTTACTTGAGCTTCAGCGGAAGTCAGCGCATCACACAATCGCACTGGAATCCCGAGAAACTTAGTGGTGTAAATTGTTTGGCCGAACTGGTTCAAGCCTTCCTCGATCGCTACAGCACTTGTCGATTTCTCCAAGGCCGCAACACGCAACAATGACAAAATAGTTCGGTTTGCGTAAAAAACTGGCTTGATACCCGATAGGGTTGGCAGACGGTCAATAGCTCTAGACATCATCTTAACCACGAACGTGCTATCAGTAACTTCCTGAGTGCCAGTAAGGCCAGCTAGATCAGAGTTGTCAATGTTGGCAATACGGCAAGCATATCTCCAATCTTTAACGACTAGACCAGATTTCCACTGCCAGTGGTCTTGATAGGCTCGCATTCTATTACCGGCAATACCCGCAGTAGTCTCTACAGTAACAAGACCTAAGTCTTCATGAGAGATACCAGCCTTTGAACCCTTGGGGAATACGCCGCACACTTCGTTTCCACCCCAACCAACGAGCCACACTGAACTGTTGTCAGAACCAGTACCGCCAGCATCAAGGATGTTTTCGCCATTGCTTGCAGATTTATCTGAATAGCGTGGTGCAAAGCCTACAAACTCTTCAGGGTTAGCAGCAGAACCGTAGAACATGGTGCTAGCCATCTCCTGGTTCATAGCTTCCAAGAAAGCCATTGCCTCATTTAATCGGAAAGCGCCAACGTTACCATTTAATTCAGCAAGATCCTTATCAACCTCAGACCATGCCTCAAGCATACCGCACTGCTCATCAACCTGAGCCGTGGTGCTTTTTGAGGGTGTAACACCTTGGTTAATCAGTCTCCAGTACACACTAGGTAATCCAGTGCGAATCGAAGTCCGGTGGCCAGTAGGTAGGTTGCCTTCAATGAATAGTGCGTCTGTTAGAATCTCATTAGTCTGAGATAATAACTCAACTGTTTTATCGACCTTACCGTTTGGATCTAAGCGCTTGGCCCAGTCCATCAGGGTAAGGACACTTGTTCCGAGTGTCGCCATGATTAACTCCCGTAAAATATACTTTCAAGCGTTGGTTCTGCCTTAGGCTTGCTAGTCGCTGTTGAATTCGACTTAACATGCTTAGGCGCTTCTTTGGTTGATTTAATTGCCTTCGAACTGGCCTTATCGTAAAGCATGGCTTTTCTAATGATCTTAATAAGCCTCGAATCGTAAATATTACCGATCATTTCAGGCTCAAATCCTTCATTAGAAAGCATTGTGTACATCTCACCTGTCTCTTTCTTCTTTACGTCATCATCAAGCCATTCAGGTATAACGTTGCTCCAGTTCGAAATCTCTTTCTGAACTAGATCTTGTTGTGCCTTTTGTAGCTCTTGATTACGCTTTTCAGAAAAAGCCTTGTACTTGTCATGCTTCGCTTTAAGTTCTCCGTACTTCTCCCAATAAAGACTAGGATCGTCTTGTTTTAACTCCAGCATTTCAGGAGTGTCAAACTGTTCGATCTGATAGTCTAATTGGTTTCGAAGTTCCCCAAGATAAGAATCACCTTCACTTACCTTTTGCTCGAACGCCTTTCGATCATTAGCAAGCTCCTCAGTCTTTTTATAAAAGGTGTGAGACATCATCAAAGAAGTCGGCAGCGACTCCAGATCAACCTCATCATCATTTACTAAAAACTCAATCTCCTTGCCATCCAGCTTAGCTTTAAAACTACGTGGCTCGGGCTTACCTTCAGGGGCCTCTGCTTCAGTAGGTTTTAAACCTGGCTCTGGTGCCGTTTCCACTGTTGTCTCAGGGTTTACAGTTTCCTCTGCGCTTGTTACGGTTGCGTCCGCTGGCGTCTCGGTTGCCGCTAGGGCCGAGAATGTTGCCGTTGTGTCAACGCCCTGGTCTGGGTTAGCTAACATGTAAAATCTCCTAGTCTAGTGATTTCAAACTTCTTACTATCGGCTGTGGCTTCATCTCACCCATCGCCACGTAATCCTTTAAGCATTGCTCAAATTCATTTATAGCCCTTAGCATCAAATACGAATCCGTCCTCAGTTCATCTTGAGCGAAAAGAGAGTTTTCTATAATGCTGTGGTACTTTTTTCTGTATTCCTCAAAAAACTTACCCACAATGGGGTGGTTTAGTATCCTTGATGCTTCCTCATGCAACTCCACTAAACTGTGCTCCCTGGTACGTCCTGGCCATATTTAAGCTCTAGTTCTGTTAGATCCACCGCCATTTTATCATCATGTTGCGACTGGTCCTGCTGGGCCTTTAGAATATCAAATTGCGCCTTTGTTTGAATCTTTGCTATATCTCTTTCAGTAGTGGCCTGCTGCTTAATCATCTCTGCTTCGGCTAGTTGGTTCTTCTGATTAAGAGCCTGAGACATCATGTTATTCTCTCTCGTTAGCTTCTCAATCTCCGCCATTAGTAGCTCTTGAGGGATCTCTGGGTCATTGAAATACTGCCCAACATTATCTAATCCAACAGCTTTGCCTAGATCCTCAAATGTGTTGTAAATCTTCTTAGAGTCTACCAACGGGCTGCCAGTCTCTCTCTCAGCTTTCTGCTGCTCCAATAGTGCCGCCAGGTTTTGAATATGCTGCTGCTGCTCACCAACACCTCTACCTATTTGTATCTCGCAATCAACTTTGTCCTTCCACGACATCGGCGACATTCTCATAACGCCACCTGTCACAGGGATCTCTATCTCCTCCCTGGCGTGCATCTGATAAAGCTTAATCACTTTCTCACATAATGTTTTTAATGCTCCATCAGCGTAAAGCCTGGCTTTTAATTCCATTCTTAATTGACTTAGTTGCATTATACCCTTAAAGCCTGTGGCGGTCTTATTTAAGCTGTCACCGTCAAGGCCCTGATTGTACCTAGTAACACCAGTTCTTCGCTCGATCATCGTGTCGATGAACTCAATGGCTCTTAGGATCTCTTCAGATTGAGAAGGGATAACTATGGGCATCATATTCTGATTAACCGGACCTCTTCCCATGTTTCTGATCAGCCCGCCGTTTCTAACAGTTAGGGCATCATCAACATTCACAGATTCATTTATTGCTAAGCGTGGGTAATTGCACGCATATATATTATCGTTCATGTGCCTAACAAGGGTCGTTTTCCAATACTGATAATCAGCTACCTGAGCACCTGAGCAAGTACCAATTGCTCTGTTCGGCATAGGTATTTCTACAAAAACAGAGTAGGGGTGATCCGAAACTTTCTCTTTTGATAGAATCTCATCCTGATCTGTCTGGGCGTAATGGACTAACCACAGTTCTTCTACGCCATCCTCATCCGCATCTAACCTAACGTATACGCTGGCCAGGTTTATAACATCCTTTGATTCATCAAGAGTCGGATTAACATTTACATTCCCGCCAAGATCTCTTGTTCTTGCTGTATCAACTGAGTCCGTCCAGCCTTCCTCTCTTCCAAGGTTCATCACCTGATCTTTATCGAATCCCATTCTGATAAGATCTGATCGTGTCTTGTTTGGGGTTATCTTGCCTATTAATGGTGGATTCTTAAAACACCTGGCCCTTTTCGAGATAATGAACTCATTAGGGGGGACTGGCTCTATTCTGCATCTGCCGGCCTTATTAACACTCCTGGCCTCAATCTTTAAGCCTTGGTCGTTTTCCTCAACGGACGTTATTTCTATATCTTCTCTGATCTGAAGAGCTATCAAGTCCTCTGGAGTCTGGCCATCAAACTCTAGCTCGTCCTCAATCTCTTCTGAGTCATCCCAATATACTTCAAGAACTCCGGTATATTGCAGAAGACCATCTTTAAGTTGAGAGTGCATCAGGTGTGTCCTGTTGTGCTGCTCATCAATAACCCAGTCACATAGCTTGGTTTTCTGCTCTGATTCTTGTTCGTACTCTGGCCTAGAGGATTTAAATTTTGCTAGCGAGTCACCCTGGGAAAACATCTTTATAATAGGGCTTAACTGCCCCTCTACTACCTCAAAGACATCCGCACTTATAACACTAGACTTACCTTCAACCTCATCACCGTAGGGCTCGCAATTGTAGGAGTCCATAATAAAAGCACGATTCTCATGTAAGGGGGAGTTCTCCCCAGAGTAACCAACGGACTCCTTAACTTCAGCCCTAATTATGTTTAGCATTTCCGTGTCTGAAATCATGCTTTATATGTCTTCTCTAGTTGAGTTAAGCTCTATAGCGCAACTTCGTTTATTTCGGTTGAGTTGGTAAACGTTCCACCTGACTCTTTTGATAACGTTGCAGTGTTGCCCCTGTCATCAACAACTAAACCAGGGTGCCAAACCGTTTTAGTGCCAGTTCCGTCACTATCGCTAAAGAACTCACGAGGTATATTTGCCCCGCCCATAACTATCACTGGCTTATCAAGACACAATACCTTGCAGGTATCATTAAGAAAAAAAGCATACCCTGTACCTGAGTGTATAGTTTGAGAGAAGTCCATAGTGAGACCCCGTCCATACATGAAAGAACCATCACGAACAAATACACCAACATCAGCGCCATTTATAGTTAAGTTATTATATGCGATCTCTACATTTGTTGCTGCGTCCACACCTCTATCGCATCCACTAATCTTAACGTTATCCAGCTCTACCCTTAGCTCACCTGTTGCAGATCTATTATCTATATCTATTGCGGTTGCGTTATTACTGCTCCCGTTGTACACATCAACAAGCTCTGAATCCCTTATTTTTATAACATTAAGAATGCCGTGATCTATATCGTTTATTCTAATTCCAGCGCACTGTCCCTCTGAGTAAACATTTATAAATGTATCCCTTATCGCTCTAGACTGTATAACCCTTGAGACAAATGATTCATTAACATCGGAGTAATGGTTGAATGCTCTTATGTTTGAGTATACGTTGTCAGCACCTTCCTCATGGCTATCTATGAGAGATCCATAGCAGTTGTAACCATACACCCCATCTATAACGTTCCTTGTGGGGTATCCGTATTCATACCAGCTGCTTGGCGATGAGTCACCATCAGTGGTTATTCCTGGGTGCCGGCAATTTCTACCCTTTATGTTTGTTATCTGTGCCCCAAAATTCATCCCATACAGATACGGCCCATAACTGAACCCGTTATATACTGCCATATTAAAGACATCATACAACTTTATATTATCGACCCTTGCTCCGGCAGTGCACTGCATCCATATTGTTTGTGCCCAGGGAGACTTAAACTCCATGTCTGCGAATTCAGGATCAACGTACCCTATTATCCTTATACATTCCTGCCGGCTCGTTATGCTAGTGTCGTCAGCATCCCCATTGGACTCCCATACACCACCAACAATCCTCACCCTCTCTGATTTACTTAAAACCCTAATTTTTATGCCGGTTGTGAATGATGCTGATAGGCTTAGCTGCCCAACCGTGTATAGTGTATTTGACGCCTCATCTTCGAATAGTTGGGCTATTTCGCCGACCTTAACGCCTGACTTGCCCGTGTAACCGTCCTCTGCATAAACAGCTATAAAATCATGAGCCAGGGCTCCACTGGATGACGCAAGATCTAGCTTAGTAGAGTACGCATCATTGCTATACAAGTTTGTCACATCAGTAAGTGTTGTTACTGATATCTCACTCCCTGCGTTTGATGTGTTATCTAGATCTATGCATCTAATGGCGGCTGTTTGTAATATATTTGTCTCACCAAAATCTATATCAACACTGTCTGTTGAAGATAAAGCCCCTTGCTGTCCGAAATTCTCTAGCAGAATAATAGATCCAGGGGCAACTTTAACCCTCTTGCCCTGATTGCCTGCAACGAATGACTCCAGCTCTGAGGACATGTTGGTTGATCCTGTTGGATCGGATGGGTGCCAGGTGCAAGTCATAGCCTCCGACAACTCAGAGATTAAAGCCTCATCGCCGTTAGGATCATAAGACGGTGCGTTTTTCTTAAATACAACAACGCTATCACCGGCATCCACAGAAGTATTCAAGTTTCGGTTATATATATTACTCATGCTGTATTTATCTTCTNGTAGTTTAGNTTCCCGAACTCTCTAGGCTCTTCATAAACAACGGCACACATCCCTGCGGAATCGGCTGAATGAGATGCGAAGTCATGGTTGGGGCCTAGATCTATACCTCTCGCCTCGTCGATCTTCTTAGAGTAGTAAGCTAAAGCGCTGCATCCACCTGCACACTTCTTGTCGAACCACATAATATTAAAGCGGTCTCTCATAGCCTCCACACGCTGCTTAGCGGCTCCCTTACCTTGATTTGGAACCACTGTGACCTTATACCCTAGTTCCTCGAACTTTGACGCATAAGAGGCCCTTATTGTCTTCTCGTTCGTATCACCATCGTGGGGTAAAACTATCTCCGCCCTTCCAGGTGTGTAACCGTTTTCCTTTAACCACTCAACGTGGTGTGTCATCTCTTGACCCTGAACTTCATAGTGGTTAATAAAGTGGATCTTTAACCCGATGAATTGGGCCGCCCAGAATACAAAGTTGTCTGATTTAGCCCCTGTTCCGCCAATATCAGTAAATAACCTAACCACGTGCAGTTTATTCTCTGGTACATCTACCAACCAACGGTCCTGATCCTTAGCTTCCTGAATGTTTCTAGTAAAGTAGGAACCTGGCTTTATCTCTAAGTAACCGCCTTCCCATATGTGCTCGTAGGTATCCGGTCGCTTCTCTTTGTCCTCTAACCTTTCCTCGTTTAGAGCTGTACCCAAGAACCAAGGGTTGTCTGACCAATTTATTTCAACTATCGAGGAATTCTCGGGTGGTTGCTGTCTAAACCGTTCGTCAGTAGTAGATCCTTTTCTCTCTGGGTTCCACGTTACCCATATTTCAGAACCTTGTTCCCGCACTGTTGGTATTACCTTTCGCCAACACTCATCAGTTACGGGCTCCGCTTCATCAATCCAGCATATTAAGATTCTCGACTTACTCTTAATAGAATCAATGTTATGCCTCAAGCCCTGGAATACGTAACTAACCCGGCCGCACTTTGTTCTAATGAACCTCTCACCTACATCAAAGAACTGGCTTAAGTACTCGTCTTCTTGTATTGCGAACTTAACCTCAGCAAATGAGCTGTCATCTAGTGAGTTCTGAAACTCTCGACCGCAAAGTATTACTCCGGTCCTTCCTTCGCTCGCTAGATTAACCGCCCTTACTGCACTTAGCTTAGCAAACGTCCTGGTCTTGCCAGATCCTCGGCCGCCGTAGGCACCTTTGTACCTCGAAGGGTTCCAAGATCCCTCCTTTATAAAAACCGGCTTAAGCTTGTCCGGTATCCGTATCAGATGCACCTACAATTCCTATCGGTTGTGTTTGGATCGGTCCGCCATCCTCACCTGTTACCTCAATTGCTTTTCGCTTGGGTGCGATGTACTGAAGCAACTCCTTGTTGGCATCCATTGCTAGCTTGAGATCTCCCTCTGCCATGGCTTGCCTTCC